GATGTCTTCCGCAGATAGACGTTACATATCCCCGGCTGGCGGCAACGGAAGAGGCCATTTTAGCCATGTCTGCTGCTCCAGGGATCATGGCATGGTAATGATTAAATACCCCGATTGCCTCTTCCCCCGGCTTAAGGTAAATTTTGCCGTTCTTCCCGGCCTCTTCCATGTATGGCAGATGCATTTGCTTGGCCAGCTTCCCCATGCCCATATTAAAGATCATGGCGAGATTAATCTGTTTGGCATTGGCACCGCCACCGGGACCAGGGTTTCTCCGTATATTAAGCATGTCCGCCACGAAGGTATGGAAATCAGTGTCCGGATCATTCTCGTAGGCTTTCAGTACGGGATGATTCTTATCGTTGGTAACGGAGGCAATGTAATGGGCAAATCCCCGCACGTCTGATTGGTCGTAATCGCACTTTAAAAGCTGCATGCCATCGTCGGGCAAAAAGAGCGGCCTAAGGATGGCCTTCATCTCGGGATCTCTTTTTGGAACGGCTTGCAGGTTCGGGTTACTACATGACAGCCTGCCGGTCACGACCCGTGTTTGATTGAACCAAGGATGGACCCTGCCACCCAACTGATGGCCCATCAACTGTGATACGATAAACGTGTCGTGAATCTTCCGGTACTTTCGTACTTTAAGGATCATTTCAGCCAGGGGGTGGGTCATTTCCTCCAAGATATCTGCGCCCAGGGAAACAGCGCCGGTTTTGTCAGAACAATCGGCCAGGGTGCCGTCAATTAGTACATACTTACTACCTACGTCAACTTTTAAGCCCGTTTTGAGTGACTTAATTTTCACCGCCCCGGTTCGTTTGGGAACAGTTCTACCGTCCTTTAATTCCGTGGCTATCAACAAGGAAGCCATCTGGGGGGATGAATTGACATTTACTTCCATCCCGGCCAGCTTGTCAAGATCCCGTTGTGTCCGATCGATTAAAATCTGTACGTCTCTCTTGGCCTTGGACAATCGATCGGTGTCGACCCGGATGCCTTTCTGTTCCATCTTGATCAGGACATTAAGGACTTTCTTTTCAAGCTCGTGCACTGGTGGCAGCTTTCCTTCCTGCTGATAATACAAGGTACGTAAAGCTTCAATATCCCCTTTTGCATACCTTTCAACAAATTCATAAGGAGCACGATGCAACGATTTCATTTGAACATTTTTTGTGGCCTGTCCACCGAACATTTTAGCCAATTCGTCAACAATGCCCACTTTCATACCAGTTAATGAGTCAAGATCATAATTGAGCTTATGTTCATCTTGTAGCTGAGCCCGGACAATGGTGCAGTCCAGGTTCTTATTAGAGATATCGATGCCGATTGTGCGTAGACTGTGCGCATCAAACTTTGTACCATGACAAACTATTGTATCCGCCTTTTCACACAGATCTTTAAATTCTTGGTGACTTTCTTTGCGGACATCTACATATTTTATCGGGCCATCATCTACAGCGTAAGATATACCAAAAACCTTATCATCTTTGAATACTTCTAATCCAGTTGTCTCGGTGTCGGCAAAAAGAATCATATTACATTCAATACGGCATGATCTCCGTAAGCCTCCACAGCCGCAATATTGTAAGCCTCCGCCGCCTCTTTTTCAGTAGCAAATGACCCTAGATATTTTCTACCTATCACTGCTTGCCATCTCTCTCCTTTTCTTTTGTATGCCCCTTTATACTTATTTTCCCCGAAACGCGTTTTTGTATTTGTAGTATTTAAAGAACTATTTGACTCCCGTAAATTGTCTTCTTTATCATTTAGTTTATTGGTGTCTTTATGGTCTACCATCGGGGGAAGAAAACCATTAAACATTAAAAAAATTAATCTGGATCTCTTGCATAACTTCCCATTTACTCGGATGCTCCAATACCCGGTACCTTTGTTTATTCCACCAGCCTCACTCCCCGCAGAAACTCCGCCCTTACTGTTTTTCCAGAACAACTTCCCATCTTTGTACTCAAATAGCTCATTTAACATCTCTTGTGAGATTTCTATGTTAAATCCATTCATTCGGGTTGCCCCCATCGACAATTGTCAGCTTTTTCCGTGTTCTAGTAATGGCCGTATACATTAACCGCTTCTCGGCCACTGGGTCAATTTCCGTGGATGTTCGCACCCTTCTGGTGGTTGCGTTGTAAATTACCACGTGATCGCCCTGGAGTCCCTTTGCTTTATGAATCGTAAGTACCTTTCGTTTGTCGATACCCGTCCTTTTAATCAGCTTGTAGCCGATATAGTTGGTCCGGACCAGAACCATGTCCGCTGTAAGAGGTATGTCAATTTCCCGGTAAATCTCCCCGATCTCCGTTAATGGGTTGAAATGCGCGTCGGGGAAGATATCCTTGGCTTTGTTCACTATAACCTTGGGGCAACGGTAAGACTGCTCCAGGAATTTTTCCTTGCCATCAAAGTGGTACATGTACTTTGGGTCTGCCCCGGAATAAGTGTAAATGGCCTGGTTGGGGTCACCCACTATCCACATATTTTTTACCCCTGCCACTACCAACTTTTCTAATGCCATGGTAAGAGAGTAACTATTGTCCTGGGCTTCGTCTACCAGCAAATTTTCCGGCGCCTCGATCGGGTTAAAATTGTCCAGAAGATCATGGAATTCGTATACCCCAAAGGTCGACTTATACTGCAGCAGGGACTTTACGAAAAAGACGTATTCGTTAAAAGTGAATTCCACCATGCCAGAGAACCGAAAGAATGCCTCCAGGGGGTCTGTGCCGGTGGTCCTGGCCCAACTATAAACCTCAAATTGATGCATTGACGGTTCATACTTCTCAAACCCACTATTGGGGGCCTCGATCCCGATCATCTTACAAAAGTCAGCTATCTGCCGCCCTTGCAATATTTGCTGCGGGATGATGCCCATGTCATGGAAACAGAGAGAATGTATAGTTGAAGCCTTATACCCTCTTCCTGCCTTCATGGCTATATTCATCGATGCTGACCGAGAATAAGATAGGATTAAAGTGTTGTCCGGTGGCAGAGTGTTCGCAACTTTTGCAAGATACGTACTTTTCCCGGCCCCCGGACAACCTATGATGATGTTAACGTTCACTTAAATGGGAATCTTAGTAGGCAGAACCCAAAGAAACCCTACGCCAGTTGTTGCCACTGATGGTATTATCATCCAGGGCCACATACAAATAACTGTTGTCAATCAGCTGTTGACCAGCGGCACCGGGGGTACCATCCACCCCTGCCGTGGTTGTTCCCAGGGTGGCCGCGTCAAAAATATTGCTGGCATGGGTCAAGGTCTGGGTGGTTGCCAGGGCATTGCCAACCGTACCTTTGGTTTTGGCCGTAAGGACCAGACCATCGCCCACAAAAGCGGCAGCACAATCAACCGTGGGGTGTGCCGTATTCAGACCATCCGTGCCCTTGATAGCTGTAACGATGTTAAGTTTGGTGTTGGCTTCGGCGGCCCCCATATCAATTTCACCAGCAGCAGCCGCTGTGCCGTTGGCCTTGAATGTGTATACTACAGCCCCGATGGTCATGGTATCTTCTGCCGTCACCGGCTCCGCAATGGTAAGGGTGCCCTGTGCTGCAATCGCGTTAACCGGGGTACCGGCCTGTGGCAACAACTTGGCGATAGATCTTGACCCTGTTTTACCCAGCGGCAATGCTCGTGCTTTGGCCATTTTACATCTCCTTCTGTTAAAATTAATAAAAAGGGTTAATTGCCGTGTGTGGTGGTCAGAATTTATCGGTTTGTGCCGGGCGATCGGCCTCGGCCTCGTAATTGTCGTCAACCTTATAATTAACGGCACCGGTGGAAAGATCCGTGTACAGTTTCTCGGCCAGCTTAAACAGATCCTGATTAGGAAAACCGGCTGCGTCGACCCGGAAATTTTTAAACTTCTCCCCGGCGTTGTTCTTGTCGTCGACCACGGAA